GTTCTCGACGATCCTTCGAATTTCTTCTCGGTCTTCAACCTCAGTTCCTCCATGTATATAAAATACTTTTCTGCCTTCTTTTACACGCTTATTTAGCATGTCGTATAAAACGGCTCCATGCTTCTCCACATAGTTAAATAGCAGTAGAGTATTGCCCTCTAAGGAGAGGGCAAGATTTACAATGAACTTGTTTCGCTCCTTATTAGATACAATATAGTCAATCTCTGCCTGATAGTCGGCAGTCTTCATATACTGACATTCTTCGTCAGAGTATTTTAGCAACAGGCACTTGATGGTTAGTTTAGCAAGCTGTTCCTTATCCATCAGTTCTTTAGATGTAGTTGCTTTATAGATTTCACCAAACAAACCGGTAAGCACCCATTCATGCGTCTTAGCACCAGATAGAGTACCAGTAACACCGATACGATACGCAGCATTGGTACACTTAGAAATGATATCAGATAGTGCCTTTGCTTGTGCTTGATGAACTTCGTCACAGATTACATAATCAAACTTCTGAAAGTATTCTTTAGGTAATCTTTGTAGTGACTGCCAGGTAGATATGATGATAGGATGCTCTGCCTCTTTATCACGACCTGAATATACTCTCCAACAATACTTATTCATATCCTTACCATTCTTTACAGAATAGTCTTGAAAGTCGGAGAATAACTGTTCTACAAGCGCCGACCTAGGAACGATGATAAGACCTCTCTTCCCTTTGGTAAGCAAATACATAGAGACCAAGTAAAGAAGCAAAGACTTGCCTGAACCAGTAGGAGACAGCACAAGACGACGCTTAGAGCGTATTGCGTGAACGAAAGAGTTAAGCTGATAGTCTCTAGGAGGATGCTTGGGGTTGAGTTTTTCAATAAACTCATTTGCTTCTTCCACTGAAAATGATGTGCCATACTGTTCATCCTCATACTCATAGGTATAACCTCTCTTGCGTATCCACTCCATTACCTGAGGAGCAAGACCACGAAGAATGATACGCTTATTGGCATCAAAGAGGCGAAGATATCCATCCCAGAGTTTCATTTTGTAAGAAGGGACAAATTGAAACCCGGGAGGACGGAATGAGAATGCGTCTCTGAGTTCCCATGCTACACCTTCACTACAGGTGACATGAATATAAGACTCATTCAAATTCCTAATGATCAAGTGTTCCATTATCTACCGTCAAAGTGCTTTCTATAGTCTGTGTATGTCTTTAGGTCCCATGTGCGATTGTTTAGAGATTTAAGAACAAACTCGCAATAGGAGACAATTTCTTCGTGTGCTATTTTCTTAAGCAACAGTTTATTTAGTTCGGGATCAGTTTCGAGTAGTCTAGCAATCTTGGGGTTAGAATGAACATGCTGCATATACTCCCAACCACGCTTATCACATTCTTCCTGTGTAAGATGACCAGCATAGTAATCTTCACGCAAGCCTTTCATGTTTTTAAAGTCCGTATCTATCTTACGGACAAGATGACGATGATAGGACATAATGTTAAGATACTTACCGTGTAGATTGGAAATCTTCAAGAGTTCCAAATCAATAGCGGAAGAATCGAGTTTAGTATCCTCTGACCATTCCTTCATCAAATCTTCAATAGCTACTGGTGGTTTAAGATTCACCGCATACCTCCATGTGACAAAAATACTAACAATTATAGTGGAAATAAACGGTTATGTCAAGCGTTCAATTTCAAACACATCGTAACGGAATGTGAAGTCTGCGGTAGGAATGTTATCAGCATCTTGCTTGGTGTCAAAGTTGATACCGCCAACATCTGTGGGGTGACAGTTCAAGAATTTGATACGAATATTAGGATTGTTAGAGTTTGTATTGATTGTTAGATATCCATCAAAGTAAAGAGGATTAGTATCTTTCAATGATCTTCTTGGATACTTATCAAGATTAGAAGATTGTCCTAGACTATTCATCCACTTGTATGTTTCATGCCATACACGCAAATCTTCGTCCATCAATGCGGTAATCACTAATGGCTCAAATGTCATTTTACTGCCGTGTCTATATGTATCAACGAAAGGAGTAGGAACAGCAATAGGAGTTAATGACACAGAAGGAATTGTGACTGTCTGACAAAAGTATCTTAGAAATGGCTTATCAGGAATAAAGAAAGTAAACTTCGTAGGTTGAAGAATAGATGTATTCTCTGGTGTAGTTGTCAGAACTGATTTGGTTGTCATTAGATTCCTCCGTCAGTTATTTAGTCATAAAAAAAGCGGAGCCCGAAGGCCCCGCTCTTAAGTTTTGGCTTTCGCCACGCATCTAACTTAGGTTAGATTGCGAACACGGAAGATACGGTAGTAGATGTTTGCCTGACCGGAAACATCACGGCTACCAACAACGCCGTCACCAGCGGTGGTTGCGAATGGGTTAGCAACCATGCCGTAACGAGTCTTGAAGCCAATCTTTGGCTGGAAGGTATCCTGACCGATTGCACGGACCATCTGTAGTGGAACGTATGGGCAGTAGAATAGACCAGCGTCGAATGGTGAAGAACCACGATAACCAACGGTTACTAGCTCGTCGCCGTTTGCTGAACCACCGAAGTAAGGATCGATATAAACCTTAATACGGCCGTGTAGCATACCAACGAAGGTGTTGCCAGTATCGTCAACGGTTAGGTCGGCTGATAGGGCTGGGGTGTAAGAAAGAACACCAGCCATAGCCATAGCAGATGCAACGTCTGATGAAACGATCAGAACGTTACCCTTACCACGGCGGGTAGCCTTAGCAATAGCATTAGCTTCACGCTCAATGTGGAAGATAAGTCCCTTGAACTTCTCAACTGACCAACGGCCGTTTGAGTCTGTGTCAAGATCGAATGTACCAGCGGTTGTAACACCATACTGAGCACCAACTGTTGCTGAACGATAAATTGTGCGGATAACCTCACGATTGATTTCAGCAAGAATCTCTGTTGAGAGAATGTTGGCTAGCTCGGTCTCAGCATCAAGGCCGTGAATTGCCTTAAGATCCTGAGCAAGCTCGGTGGTGTATTCTGCCTTTAGCGCACGGCTGCGAGCAGTAACAGTAACCTTATCGATGGCGAAAGCCATTTCAGCGAATGCGTTTGAAGCTGCATCGCCTAGTGCTTCTGCCTGTGCTGTGGTCATACCAACGCCAGTTGGGAATGAGTTAGCAGTCCAGTTAGCACCTTCTGCGAATGGGTTATTGTTGCCGGCTGGCTGTGAACCGTTAAGAGCAGAAGTATTACCGGTTGCATTCTGTGATGAGAAAGCAGTATTGGCTTCATAGAATAGAGCCTCGCTGCCACCCATTGACTTATACTTTGAACGCATTGCGAAGATTAGGCCGGTTGGACCGGTCATTGGCTGAACGCCGCAAACGTCATAAGCGATTAGGTTTGGAAGCGCACGGCGAACTAGGGAGATAAGAATTGGGTCGTATGAAGCGACATTAGTTCCGGTACCTAGACCACCACCAGAGTTAGTTGGAGCGGCTTCGTTTAGTGTGCGGCTTTCCTCAGCCATTGCCTTTTCCTGGTTCTCAAGAATAACGGCAGTAACGGCACGACGATAAGCATCCTTGATCTTACCAGCGCCGTCGTGGTCAAGAACTGGGGACCACTTGTTTTCTAGCTGTTCTGTTAAATACATTTTAGTTTCCTTCTTTCTGTTAACTAAAGTTAGTTTAAATTACTTTGGGAGAGTTCTGCCAAGGGCCTGAACATAACGAGCCATTGGACCTTCAAGATTGCTCTCGTTGATTACTGATGGATCGCTTGACTCAACTAGGTCTAGAACGCCATCTGCCTTAACAGCAGTTGGGAAATAGTTCTCCCTTAGTGTTGAAATCTTATCGATAAATTCTTCGTCTGATGTATAGGTAACGTTCTCGGCAAGACCCTTTAGCTTCTCTGCCTGAGTTGATGTTAGACCTTCACAAACAGCAGAAACTAGCTCATACTTGCGTGATTCGTTAAGTGCAGATGATAGTGCAACATTGCGCTCAATTTCTTCGTTAAGTTTGGCTTCTAGTTCCTCAACTGTTGCTGATAGTTCCTCAACTACAGGTACAGAATCCTCTGGAATGTCGATATAGTGTTCAGCGAATAGGGCACGAAGACCACTGATGAAATCTTCTGTAAGTTCGCTACGGAGAGCGGACTCAACAGCAACTTCATTTTCTTCAATCCACTGTTCAACAACATAGTTTAGATAGTCATCAACGTCGGTTGATAGCTGTTCGTAGATTTCAGCAACTCTTTCTTCTAGAGTTTCGGCATAAGCCTGCTCTAGTAGAGCTACTTCCTCTTCTAGCTTTGCCTTAACGGCTGCTTCGAAGATTGTTGTTGCCTTAGCATGGAACTCCTCAGAAAGGTTCTCACCTTCTAGAAGGGCATCAACATGCTCTGACATATCAACTTCGTATGTCTCTAGTGATTCTGCAATCTCATCTGATTCCTCTGAGACGAACTCAAAGTTCTCATCGATAGCAGCAAGAATTTCTTCTTCATCAAGACCAGCTTCGATGGCTTCTGCAATAAAGTCTTCTAGTTCTTCTGAAAGTTCTAGTTCTTCATCGCACTTTTCTTTACCTTCGTGCTTCTCATCTTCATCTTCTTTTTCTTCTTTGTCTTCTTTTTCTTCTTTGTCGTGCTTACGGGCTTCTTTAAGAGCCTTAATGCGCTCGGCTAGAGTTGGAGCATTTTCTTCTTCAACTACTTCACCTTCATTTACTTCATCTTCTGATAGCTTCTTAGTTGGCTCGGGTGCAACTGAACCCTTACCAGCACGAGAAGAATCCTTACCAACTGCTGATGCAGCGGCAGCGCCTAGATTGCCTGATGGAAGTGAAGTTGGTGTCTGTCCACCAATATCCTGCTGCTGACCTTCGAAATCAGCATTATCAGAAGAACCAGCACCGTTCTGTGAACGCTTCTTATCTTCTTTCATCTTTGAACCTGGGCGTAGTGTCTTAGCATTGCCTGTTGAAGCGGTAGAAGGATCTACAGGATCAGGATTCGATACGCCACCATTACCCACTGATGGATAAGGATTGCTACCATAACCTTCCCCTAGAGTCTTTCCCTCTAGAACAGCCTTTGCTGCTTCTGTTAATGATGCCATTGGAATGATACTCCTTTTATTCCTAATTGTTATTTAGTATTTTCAAAGTTTTGAGATATAGTTCTCGAAAATCTTCAAGGCGACATCTTCAATATCGTGTTTTGATGCCTCAGTAATGAGTTTCTTTGCACGATAGTAATCTTGTTCTTTCCAGTTACCATTTTCAAAAATCCACTCCTTACCTTCCATGATGCCTCGAACGAATGCGTCTTGTGCGCTAGGATCAGCAACAACGTCTGCCGCAGTTGCTAACTTATAGTCGTCTTGTACCTGTTGGTATCCATTATATGGTCTAAGAGACCCTACGCCTCTTGTTGACACACCAAGACTTGCACCACCATCTAATAAACTCTTAACAATTTTTCCGTTAGGAGTATCCAAAATTTTTGCTTTACCAATAAAATTAGTCCCGTCAGGTTTCAATGATGTAATCATGTGGGACACACGATCTAGGTTGATTTGAGGATTCTCAGGATGACCTAGTTCACCAAATGCTCTGTTCTTTTGAACATATTCTCTATTGTAACGATCTGCTTCTTTTGAAAGAACGCTCATAGGATAAACACGACCGTTACGATTTTGCTTTTCTGCTTGCATGAAGATACCGGTGATATAATGGTTCTTACCACCCTTACCATCTGATTCTACCAGATATTGAATATCTTGAATTTCTTCTCTAATGAGTTTCATCTATTTATTCCTTAACTTCTACCAGCTTGGATGGCACTAGCAACATGCTTTGCAAAGTCTTTAACTGTTACTGGGCGACCTTTAACGCCTGTCATCTTACCTAATGTCTCACCAGCTTTATCATGAATGCGACGACCAAGAGACTTAGGTTCACCAGTTAGTTTAACTTCTGGTGCTTCTGGCTCTGCCTTAGGGGCCTTAGGCTTCATTTTTTCTTTTCTTTTCTCGGTCGATGCGTCTCTTAGACCATGCTTTGCTTCTGGCTTTTTCTTTTCTTTATCTAGAACATCTGCTGCTCTTTTATAGCCAGCCTTCTTGCGGGCTTCAATATCTGCTGGAGAAAGTTTTCCACCTTTACCAAATCCCTTTGGTGTTGTGGTAGCTTGATATTCTTTTTCAGTTTTTCTCTGAGCAATCTTAGCCTTCCAATAAGCCTTCTTCTCTGCATCTGATTTGCCTACAAGAGGACCAGACTTAGCGCCATAACCACGATAACCCATTAGCTCGGTTAAGTTTAGTGATCTTTTGACTTCTA